CTAGTTCAATTAAAAAATTCAAATCGTGACATAACACGTAAAAATTGTATGGAGGACTATTAAATGAATTTTACAGAAGTTTTAAAGGCTCAAGGATTAACTGATGAACAGATTGTTAAAATCTCAGCTGAAATGAAATCCAATAAGATTTACCTTGCAAGTGAGGAAAACATGGATGTTAGATATAACAAACTTAAATTGGAATCGGAGCAAAACGCACAAGAATTAGCAAAGTCTCAAGCTTTAATCAATGAATTGCAAAAAGGTAATAAAGGTAATGAAGAATTACAAGGTAAGATTAAAGACTATGAAACTCAAATCGCTAATCTTAAGAAAACCAATGAAGAACAAAGACTTGAATCAGCTTTAGATAGAGTATTATTAGAAGCTAATGTTCAAGATGTGGATTATGTTAAATTCAAAATCAAAGAAAAGGGAACTGAATTAAAACTTGATGATAAAGGTAATTTAACAGGAACTAAAGAGTTATTGGATGATTTAAAAGTTCAGTTGCCGACACAATTCGCTAGTGTTCAGTCAAAGGTAAAAGAAATGAAGTTGCCGAGTGATAGTGATAATAAAGGCGTTACTAAGGATGATTTTAAAAAAATGAGTTATCGAGAACGCTTAAAGTTATTCAATGAAAATCAAGAGGCATACGAAGAATTAACAAAACAAAATTAATGAAAGGTAAAATTAAATTATGGCAATTACAACAATGGATCAAATGATCAACCCACAAGTCATGGGTGATATGATCAATGCAAAAATTGAAGCACTATTAAAATTAACACCATATGCTAAAGTCGATACAACTTTAGTTGGTGTCCCAGGGGATACAAAAACAGTACCATCTTGGAATTATATTGGTGATGCTGAAGATGTTGCTGAAGGTGTTGAAGTTGGATTAACTCAAATGACCGCTTCAAGCACTACCTTCACTATTAAAAAAGTAATGAAAGCTGTTGGAATTACACAAGAAGCTATTAACTCTGGTTATGGCGACCCAGTTGGACAAGCTGGTTCTCAATTAGCTCAATCTATTGCTGGTAAACTTGATAACGATGTATTAGAAGCAGTTTATGAAGCAACTATGGTAAGTGGTGATGGTACATCTAACATCTCTTATAGTGGTATCGTTGATGCTAACTGTAAGTTTGAAGATGAAGAAGACGGAATTGATAAAGTTATGTTTATTCACCCAGCTCAAGAAGCTACACTCTTAAAAGATAGTAACTTTATCTCAGCTGATAAATATCAAGCTGGTGTTGCAGTTAATGGTTCTATCGGTAAAATCGCTGGTGCTTGGGTTAAAAAGTCCAAGAAAGTTAGACTTGTTACTTATGAAAAAGTTGAGTCAGGCAGTACAGTTACTATCGATGCTAATAACTTAGCTGAATATCAAGCTAAAGTTGATCCAACCGTTAAACTTGAAGTTGGAAATGGTCTTAAAGCAATTGCTAAAGCTTCACAATATTATGTATGTCCAGTTATCAAACTTGAACCAGATTCAGCTGAAACTGAATATACAGAAGATGAATTAACAGCTATAAGTATCTTCTTAAAGAAAGATATTCAAGTTGATCATGATTGGAAGTCACGTTCTCAAACTCACGAAATTGTTGCATCAAAATATTATGGTGTTGCATTAACAAACGCTGCTAAAGTAGTTTTAGCTAAGTTTAAGGCTTAATAAAATATTAAAAATTGGAGGGATAAAATGATTATTAGTGTTAAAGAAGTGGTTGATTACTATCATTTATTTGCGGACACCTCAACAGAGTTAGTCCAAGCTAAATTAGATGGTTTAGAAGCACTTATTAGAAGTAAAACAAATAATAATTTTCAAAATAGAAATATTAGAATAGTATGTCCCTCAGTTGACAATTATTTGGTTGGCATGTCCCCTTACTTAAAGGTGGGGGACACCATTCAAATAACTAATTCTAAAATTAATGATGGTTTATATTTAATCGAAGAAATTACAGCAAATAAAATTAAATTAGATAAGAACTTATTCGATTGTGAAGAATGTACTGTTACTAAAGTTGAATATCCACAAGATATTATATCAATGGTAATTAATATCCTTAAATGGGATGAACAATTTGGTTCTAAAATGGGTATTCAAAGTGAGTCAATCGGTAGACACTCAGTAAGTTACTTCTCACAAAATGACCAAAACTCATATAATGGGTATCCAATTCATTTATTTACAGGACTTAAGAGATACACTAAGGCAAGTAGGAACTTCCTATGATTGGTGGTAATTTAAAGGCTACTATCCAGGTTAAAACGGCTTCTACCAATGATTTAGGCGAGAATGTATTAACTTGGAGTGATAAATATGTATTAAATGGTTGGTTAGACTTATCAAGTGGCACTTCTACTTATTCTCATAACACAAAAACGGAAGATTCAACTCACGTTTTCATTTCTGATTACGATTCTACTGTACGAGATCTTGATATTACTCAGTGTAGGTTCAAAATTAACAACCGAATTTATGAAGTAAAATTCATAGATGATCCAATGGAAATTCACGACCATTTAGAAATTACATTAAACTTACTAGGTGTTGCAAATGCAAAATAATATAAAAATTGATATAAAACTAGACAAAGTATGTAATGCACTAGATGGAGCAATTGAAAATGCATTAGAAGAAGCTATCGGAGAGCTTGAAAGCCAAACTAAGAAAAATACTAAAGTTAAAACTGGTAAAACAAAAGCCAGTTGGCAACACAAAGTAGATTCTAAAAAAAGTGAAGCTTATGTTGGCTCTAACTATGATAATGCCATATGGGAAGAGTTCGGTACTGGTATTTACGCTCAACATGGTAATGGTAGAAAAGATGTACCGTGGGTTTATAGAGATGAACAAGGTAAATGGCATAGAACAAGTGGTAAGAAACCACGTAAAGCATTACAACGTGCATTTAATAGCACTAAAAACAGTATTGAGAGCTATTTTAAGGAGAAATTCAAAGACTTATGATAAATGTATTAAAGACTATTAAAAGTGAGCTAGAAAGCCTTGAAATACCTTATGCATATGATAAGTGGGAATGTGATGTTGTACTTCCATTCTTTGTTGGTGAACTTGATGAAGTAGAAAGCCCATATGAAGATGGTAAAAGTGAGTTTTCATTCACTTTAACAGGAGAAGATGTTGAAACTTATTCTAATTTATACAACTATGCTGAAAAACTTAAAAAAGAATATAAACAATCTAAAAAAATTAAATGTGATGGTGGTTATATCATAATTAGTTATGATAGTACAATAACTATTCCAATTGAAATAGCCAACATTAAAAGAATTCAAATTAAATTCACAATATATTTGTGGGAGGAAGAATAATGAAAAAAGGTAATAACGGTGTTTCAAGTGCAACAGTTCAAAACATTGTATTTGGAGCTGGTACAATCCATAAAGGTTTAAAGTATACCAGTAACACAGGTAGTGGTTCTTGGAACTTTGATGATTCTTGTGTTGGTGCAACAAAAGGTGGCTCAACATTAACAATCACACCTGAGTTCTATTCAGTTGAACCTGATGGATCTACAGTTGCAATTAAAGACTTTAAACGCAAAGTTGGAGAAACTGCAACGCTTGAAGTTAACTTCTTAGAATTAACTAAGGATTTAATCAAGTCAGCAGTTGTTGGTAAAGATGGAACTAGTGCTGATTCAACTGGTTATGATGTAATTGAATCCAAAGATTCTATCGCTGAAGGTGATTATTGGGAAAATATCGCTTTTGTCGGTGAAACTTTAGATGGTAAAAATATCATTGTAATTTTAGATAACGCACTCTGTACAAGCGGTTTATCATTAGAAGGTAAAAATAAAGAAGAAGGTGTCGGCAAATACACATTCGAGTGCCACGCTGATGCTGAAACTTCCTTAACAACTTTACCTTACCATATTTACTATCCAAAAAGATCTTAATAAAAATTAATTAATGAAAACTAGGAGGGCGATTTTTTATGGAATACACATTAAGAAAACCAAGGGCAACTGATGTATTTGTTGCAAGTAAAATCTTTAAAGCTATTGGGGTTAAAAATATTACAAAATGCTTTAATAATGAAGAAATTGAAGAGATTAAAAATTTAGCTAAGGCTAAAAAAGAAAATACTAATATTGACTATGAACAAGTTGGACTTATGGTAGTAACTTCAATTTGTGATTTAGTATTAGAAAAACTTGAAGATATTCAAGAACCATTGATTAAATTTATGTCAAATCTAAGTGGTTTAAAAGTTAAAGAAATTGAAGTATTACCGCCAGCTGACTTTATGGAAATGGCAATTGCAATAATTAAAATGCCAGAGTTCGTGGATTTTATCAAGGTTGTTTTAAAATCGTTCAACTAGGATGTAATGAATTTTGGGATTTGGTATTCAAAAGGTATTCAAATCCCTTTTCATTATTAGATGAATTAATAGAAAATGATATGTTTTCTGGCTTTATAGATACTTTACTTGAAAAGAATAACGAAGACTTAGAGCTTAAAGTATGGCTACACAAAGTTTATGATAAGTCATTTTCTGAATTCACTTCAAAAATTCATAATCAAGATGCTCAAACTGATGAAATGAATGTAGAAGAAGCTAAAACAACCGTTAAAAAATCTTATGAAATTTTGAGCAATTTCCAACCTCAAAATTAGGAGGATCAAATGGAATTATTTAAAATATTCGGAACGCTTGCTTTAGTGGGCGTTGCAAAATCTAAAAAAGAATTAACAGATGTAAGTGATGAAGCTGAAAAGACTTCAAGCAAACTCAGTAAAATAGGCTCAATTGCTAAAACAGTTGGCAAGGGAGTACTAGTTGCTACTGGAGCGGTTGCCACTGGGGCAGTTGGGCTAGTTAAAAACGTTTCATCTTCATATGGGCGTTTACAGCAATCAATTGGTGGTATTGAGACTTTATTCAAAGACTCAGCCCAAAAGGTCATTGATAACGCTAATAACGCTTATACAACAGCTGGTATTGATGCCAATACTTATATGGAGCAAGTTACTAGCTTCAGCGCATCTTTACTTCAAGCTTTAGATGGTGATACGGAAAAAGCTTGTGATAGTGCAGATATGGCTATCCGTGATATGGCAGATAACGCCAACAAAATGGGTACTCATATGCAAGATATCCAAAACGCTTATCAAGGTTTTTCAAAGCAAAACTATACCATGTTGGATAACTTAAAACTTGGTTATGGTGGTACTAAAACCGAGATGGAGCGTTTACTTGTTGATGCTGAAAAGTTGAGTGGTGTTAAGTATGATATATCCAACTTAAATGATGTATATCAAGCTATCCACGTTATTCAACAAGATTTAGGTATTACTGGTACAACCGCAAAAGAAGCTGGAGAAACCATCGAAGGTTCATTTAACTCATTAGGCGCTTCATGGCAAAACTTTATAGCTGGTTTAGGTAATCCTGATGCTGATATGAAAAAGTTAGTAGATAACTTGGCTAAAGGTATTAATGGAGCAGTTCAAAATGTTATACCAGTTATTAATAACATGGTGGCAGTACTTCCAACAGTTATGGATGCTTTGATTGATGCGGTTCAGTCAATGTTACCTACACTCATTCAAACTTTTACAGAGTTGATCACTAAAGTAATTGATGCAATAGTTAAGTTATTACCAGAGTTTGTACCTTTGGCAGTAGAATGTATATTAACAGTTACTCAAGCATTAATAGAGAATCTACCGTTAATTATAGATGCTGGATTTCAACTTATAGTTGGCTTAGGAGAAGGTTTAATCGAAGCTTTACCAACTTTAGTACCAATAATTGTAGATGTAATACTCAAAATAGTTGACACTTTAATAAACAATATCGATTTATTAATAGAAGTGGCTGTGCAATTAATCCTAGCTTTAGCTGAGGGATTAATTAATGCTTTACCAAAACTAATCGAATATGTTCCTAGAATTGTGGAAGCTATAGTTAATACAATAATTAACAATTTGCCAGTTATTATTGATGTTGGTATTAAATTAATATCAGCTTTAATTGAAGGTATTATAAAGTCGATTCCAAGCGTATTAAAAGCTAGTGCGCAAATAGTGCAACAACTATTTATTGGATTAGTAAATGGTGCAGTTCAATTATTTAATGCTGGTGGGTCGTTAATTAATCGTTTACTAGATGGCATAAAATCTAATTTCCCAAAAGTACTTAATTTCTTTAAAAACAATTGGAAAACTATCATTTCATTTATTGTCAATCCTTTTGAAACAGCAGTCCAACAAATTGCTAAACACTTTGATTCAATTAGAAGCTTCTTTGGTAATATCATTGATAACATTGCTGATTTATGGAACAATTTCTGTAATTGGTTTAAATCAATTTTCAAAGTACCACATTTCACAGTTGATGGTTCATTAAATCCAGTTGACTGGTTCAAACATGGTATGCCAAAAATAGGTGTTGAATGGTACGCTGAAGGTGGTATCATGAATAGACCGACCGCCTTTGGTTACAATCCAATGACTGGTAATGCTATGATAGGTGGAGAAGCTGGAGCTGAAGCAATCACCCCGATTTCAACACTTCAACAATATGTATCTGAAGCAGTTAAAAACGAAGTTGACGGATTAAATTACTACTTTGATAAACTAATCAACTTATTAAGCACTTATTTACCTGATATAAAAGATAATATGAGTCAACAAATAGTACTAGATAGTGGACAATTAGTTGGAGCTATGGCTTCAAAAATGGATACAAAACTAGGTGACTTAGCCTATGGAAAAAGTAGATTTAGGGGGTAAGTTATGAACGGAATAACTTTTGGAACTAAGCATACATATGATGACTGGGGATTAGTCCTAACTAACAAAGCGTTAGGACTCCCAACCCCTAAAACTTCAAGTGTAGATATTGAAGGAGCTGATGGGGTAATTGATACTTCAGAAGTTCTATGTGGTGAAATTAAATTTAATAATAGAATTCTTGAATTTGAATTTACCATGACAACTGACTATGAAGAATTTAACGATTTAGTTACTGAAATAGCTAATTATCTTCATGGTAAAAAATTAAAAATTATATTAGATAGTGATGAAAGTTACTATTATGTTGGAAGATGCCAAATCAACCAATGGGTTAGCGATAAGAGAATTGGTAAAATAGTTATCCAATGTGATTGTGAACCGTTTAAATATACAAGTGCTAATTGTATTAGTAATGCTAACATTAATGGTGATACATATGTTAAAATCCACGGAAAAAGAATGACTGTTAATCCAATAATTAAAGTTACTAATGATATGACAATAGTTGTTAACGGTGAAAATAGAAACTTAAAAGTTAATCGAGAAAATGAGATTCCAGATTTATTTATCAAAGAAGGTGTAAATATTTTGCACTTTAATGGTAATGGAATTGCAACTATCATTTACCAAGGTGGTGAACTATAATGTATCAAATAATTATGGATAACCACGATGGTGAAAGATATATTATTCACGATTCGAGAAGTAACAACTTAAAAGTTGCAAATGCTGTTTGTGAGCTAGAGCTTAATAAGACTGGCTCACTCAGCTTTAAAATTAGTCCAACACATCCATATTTTAGTGATATAAAAAAGCATTTATCCGAAGTTTATTTAGTCCAAGATGGTGATGTAATCTTTTGCGGAAGAGTTTTAAATGATGAAACTGATATTTATAATTTTAAAACTATTTCTTGTGAAGGTATGCTGGGATACTTGTTAGACTCAGTTCAAAGAGCCAAATCATATTCATTAAAAGGTGATACTAAAATTAAAGACTACTTGACTGATGTTATTAACATCCACAATTCACAAGTAGATCAATATAAGCAGTTCAGTGTAGGTAACGTTACTGAAGTCGATTCTTCCGCCACATTTTATAAGATATCTTCTTATGATGATACTTTAACAACTTTAAATGAAGATTTGATAAATACTTTTAATCACACTTATTTAATACCTAGAATTCACAACAATATTAAATACTTGGATTATCTTACTTCTAAACAATTACCAGTCAATAATCAAATAATTCAATTTGGTAAAAACTTATTAACTTTAACTAGAACTATTAAAGGTGAAGAAATAGCCACAGCTATTATTCCTTTAGGTGCAACAACTAAAACTGATGGTAAGGATGAAGAAAAAGTCGAGTATAAGTTAGATATTACGGATGTTGAAGATTTTACTGATGGAACTATCAAGCATGAAAAAGGTACTGATTATATCTACGATGAAAAAGCAGTTCAAACATACGGTAAGATATTTAAAGTACTAGTGTGGGATGGAGTCGAAAAAGACACACAACAATTAGTTAAAAACGCTAAAGAACAGCTTAACTACTATAAAAAGTTAGCCAAAAACATAGAATTAAACGCTTTTGATTTACACCTGTTAGATGTTAATATCGAATCATTCCGAGTAGGACAAAAAGTAAAAGTATATAGTTCAGTTCACAAGCTGGATGATAATTATATGATAGTCCAAAAAATGACAATTAATATAAATCAACCAGATAAAACTACTATTGTACTTGGTGATGAAGAAAGAATATCAATAGATATTAATAGTTCAGCTTCTAAAAAGATTGATGAAACTGAAAAAACTTTCAATGATTATGATAAAAAGTTTAACGATTATAATAATAACTTTAAGGATTATGACAATAAGTTTAAAGATTATGATAATAAGTTAAAAGATTATGTAAAAAATAATGACTTTGACAATAAGACTAAAGACTTCTTTAACCGCCAAAAAGGTACTGGTAGTGATACTGATTTAAGTAAATACGCTTTAAAAGCTGATGTTCAAAATGCGTTTGATAGACTGGCTAATTTGATTGGGGGAGTGTAAATATATGGCTTTTGATTTAACAAGCCTAGAAACGGCTATAAATGGGCTTAAATCCAATATTAGCAATGCTTACAACGCTTGTATTACTAAAAAGGCAACATCTATACCAACAAATAAGAATTCAGCTAATTTAGCACAGTGTATATTATCTATTCCAACTGGGAGTAGTAGTGGTGATACACCAGTAATTAGTGAAGCTATAACAGCTGGTAGTTTTAGTGGATTTAATGTTACCGTTCCTGAAGCAACTGAAAATGATGATGGAGAACTAGTTTATCCAAACGAAGTTACTTTAGCTATGGGTAGTGTAGGTGTTACATTCACATCTCTAGTGTGTTTTAGTAATACGAATGATGGTTACTTCAGTATCACTAAACTTCCTAATAACATGTGTATTGTTTCAAGCCATGTATTTAACAGATATAATGATGAATCACAAACAGGAGTAATTGACACAAATGGTAGTGCAAAAACATTTAGAGCATCTTATAATATAAGTGGGAATAGTATCAAGTTAGTTTTAAACGCATTTCCAAATCAAGGCACAATAGGCACTTCTGATAGTGAATACTTTAGAGCAGTCGCTGATCAAGTCGCAACCAATGAATGGGGCTATTTCTCAAATTATCCGCTTGAATTAATCACAATCACAACTTAGGAGAATAACATGGAAAATAATATAAATGAAATTGAAATTACAAAAGAACTAACAAACCATGATGAGAATATTAAGTCACTTAAAAGGCGAATGGATAAAGTTGAAGAGCAGTCAAAAGCTATTAATAACTTAACTATGAGTGTTAAAGAATTAGCTATTAATATGAACACCATGAATGAAAAACAAGAAGAGCAAGGTAAGAGACTTGCTGAATTAGAAGCTAAACCAGCTAGGCGTTGGGAACAGATAGTAAGCTTAATTATCACAACACTAGTTGGTGCATTATTAGGATATTTATTAAGCAGATTGGGGATAAAATAAAATGAATATAAATGAAATTATCAATATTGTATTAGTCGTATTAGGAATCATAATTACTTTACTAACATACTACTTCAAGATTAAAGCAAAATTGGAATCCAGTGTTAGTGGAAGCATTAATGATGCTGAAATAGCTGGAGTCGATGGTAAAGAGAAGATGAAGCGTGTAGTTGATGATCTCTATTCATTAGTACCACTTCCATATAAAATGATTTTTACAAAAGACTTTATAGAAAAGTTAGTTCAAAAGGCTTTCGATAAAATTGAAGAATACGCTAAAAAACAAACTAAAAAGATTGAATCCAAAAAATAAAGGAGTATAATTAAATTATAAGTAGCAGTGGTTAGACTACTTTCGGATTATATTTTCTCCATTTTTCAATAAAAAAGTCTAAACTTAAGTGTTTAGGCTTTTTTATTTTTGTCCACAATCTAAATGAGGTGGTTATATGAGTGATAAAGAGCGCATAGAGCGTTTAGAACGCTTGATAGAGTTATTATTCGAGATGCTAAGAGAAAAGCCCTAGAACGTTTGTTTTAGGGCTTATTTGCTATTCTTCCCAACCTTTACTGAACTCTTTATCCTTGAATAACTCAGCAAGTCCGCTTATTTGCTTAAGTCTAAGAAGTTCTTCAGCATCCATACCTATATTTTTCATAATCCATGCATCCGACATTCCACTCTTAACTAAATCAGCAACTATATTAGTCATTAATTCAATCGAATGTGAACCTCTAGCTCTATTATGGCGGATGGTTGAAGCCATTCTATTGGATAAATCTTTATCAATTACAACTACTGGAAGACATCCATTTTCACGTTCGTAAATATCCTTGTGTTCCAGCATTGTTCTATATCTATGGAATCCATCTACAATTTCATATTTATCTTGATCTTTAAGATAATAACACACTATTGGCATAGTATATCCATCTTCAAGAATTGACTTATAAAGAAGCTTCATTTCTGGCACGGCAACATGATTAGGGTTATAAGCGTTTGCTTGTATCTTTTCTATTGGTACAGCTTTAACATTGTAAACTGGTGATTTATAATTTTGCATATTTTTCTATAGCTCTCTTTCTTTTCTCTATTTCATTTTTGGTTTGGCTAAAGCCCATATATTTACAATAATAGTCATTTTTAATTATACAAATACACATACGTTTATATGTTGGTAATTCTTTAAAATTGGTTACATTTGTATCATCTAAATAGTCATTAAATGCAATTACTTTTTTATTGGTACTATAATTACTGGTATAGCCTTTATCTATATAATTAATGTTGTCTTTTTGCAATTCTTTAATTGTTTCATCGCTTAAACAACCGCCTTTATCTTTCCAAAACTTAATTGAAGTGTTTAATTTGTTTAAGTAATGTTGCTTTGTTTTTTCATCCAAAGTATTGAGCAAAAAATAACAATACTGCTTCCATGTAAAATCTTTAGGTTTAGTTATTTTATTCCATCCCATAGCAGTAGTTCCACCATAAATAGCGGTAAAATTAACACCGTTAACTCTACCAATCATCTTTCCCCAGTTATTTGGATCAATAACTTTATAGAGTTTTAAGGTGTTTGATGCACAATCATTGAATGGACTTGCGACTCTCATTTGGTCAACGCTTAGCCCAGATTGATAGTACAAATCATATAACTTATTGTATCGCTTAGCAAACTTTCCAAAATATATCCAATCATCTTGAACATGCCAATCATAAATTGGATAAGCCTTGTTTCCATTAATCCATGATTTACCCTTATATTTAACAGCGTGATCACTCGCTATTGCTCTAAATCGGTTTAACGATTCATCCGTTCTTATTCCTATTACAACAGCTGTTTTACCGTGTTTTGATTTAAACCAATCGCAAAATCTATCTTGAACATCATAATCAAAGCCGTGGTAATCAAACTGGCAATTATGCTGATTAATAACGTAATCATATGTAGGCATTTTTCTAACCCAAATAGCTCTTTTAGATTCTTCCCATGGAATCCAATACCCAGATGTCATACTAGTACAGCATTGAGCTTTAATTGGAAGACAAAGCCAATATCTCTCAATATCAGAATAGCGCTTGAACGTTTCATCTACAAAATCGGTAGTCATTTGGTATTGAGCTTCATAATCTAAGTGATACATTGACAACTTGTTTAATAAGCCGTTTTCCTTAGCATAGTCATAGCATAACTCAAGACATACAGTACTATCTTTTCCACCACTAAAAGCCACTAGAACATTATCAAACTCATTAAATAAATAAGCTATGCGTTCTAGTGCTAGCTGATATACATTTTTATCTAAATAGTTTTTAGCCATTCTTCAACTCCTTTCTTTTCAATTTCTTCTTTAACTTCATCAAGTAATTTAATTTTTTTGTTTAAGCATCCACGGATAAGTTTATCCAATCCACAATTGCAATTCATATCATAGTAATCAACATCATATTCTTGCCCCATTCTGAATATTCTAGCTTCAGCTTGAATCCGTTGGGAATAATCAAAAGTATGATCAGCAAATATAATGTTTCTGCAATTTTGTAAATTTAAACCGAATGAACCACAACCATAAGTTATGTACAGTGTTTTAAATTTACCTTCTCTAAATTCCTGGATGATAGTATCTCTTTTAGAATTACTCATATCACCAATAATCTTGTGAGTTTCTTCACTAGGGATACTGTCAAGATATTTAACAAATACTATCACTTGCCCATCAATAGAATTTATTGTTTTTCTCATTAGCTCAAGTCTACTTTTTTGAGTGCAATAATGCTTCTGGAGTAGTGTAGCCAAAGAGAAGAACGCAATATCATTATCAAATCCAAGAAAGCCATGTTTAATGTTTTCATATTCTTCCAGGTCTTCGATTGAGTAATTTATTTGGTGGTAAGTCTTATCCTTGCCAAGATCTAGTTTACTGTCAAATATGTATGGTTTTATTAATGAAACTAAATGTTCAATGTTATATTGTTTTTTAACCTTGTTTTTAAGCCTTCCTTGAAGGTAATATTCGCAATACTGATTTCGGAATTGGGTAATAGACATATTGAGTATTTTAGGGGATAAAAACTCCATTTGGGGGTATAAATCAAGGACATTTTTTGATAGAGGTGTTCCGTTCAAGATAAGCTTGTACTTGGCATAGCTTCCAAGCTTAAGTATCCGCTTAGTTCTTTTGGCGGTCATATTCTTAATTTTAAGACTTTCATCCACTACAATGAATGATTTTGATTCAATTACTTTGTTAAAAACTCTCAAATATTCTTTACTACTTTGTGAAATAGTTTCAACACCTATAATGTCTATTTTTAGCTCAGGATGCCACTTTAGGCGTTCTTGTTCGATTTCTTGTTTAATTGAAAATGGGCAAATCCAAAGAATGTAATTAATTTTATCTTTTTTAGAAGCTATCAAATCAAGTGCAACTTTTGTTTTACCAGTACCCATTTCCATGAACAAAGCACCGACTTTTAATTTGGATAATTTAGCAATTGCTAATTCTTGATTATTCATCTTTCAATTCATCCAATACTGAAACTTCTTTTACTTCCAGTGGAGCTGGTTTGTGTGTTTCATAAATATTTTTTGTATGAGGGGCAGTAATATTTTCATTCATTGCCCCAAAAGCTTCTTCAAATTCTTCAACACCTATTACTTCTTCAGCTATAATATCTCTTGAATTATATTTACCTTTACCATGCTTAATTAATTTAAAAGTAAAATCATCATTATAACCAATACTTAAAGCGTTTGAATTGTAGCCAGTTCTTACTAATTTTGAAGGATGCCAGAAACTGAAACCATCGTAATTTGAATTGTGTGGCATCTGGATTAATACTGCTTTCATAGTTTCAGCTTTAATATTTTGTTTGTTGATTTGAATATTTTTCCACATATTTATTTTCTCCTAAAGTTCTTTAACTACGTGATAAACGCCATTTTGATATTGGCATAATAACCATTTTTGAGTATATTCATCTGTGCAATCTAAGCAACAGTGTTGTTCTCCCCAAGAGTAAAAGTTCCAGTGATCGGACAATCTTAATGAACCTTCAGGTTTGGAATCCCAATCGATATTATCACTATCATAGAAAGAATTTGAATAAGGTGATTTGTTAATTTTTTTAAATGTAATTAATGTTTTTAAAATTTCGTTTCTTTTTTCTTCATTATAGATTCTTTCATAAATACTTAATAGTTGTTCATACTTTTTGGAGTATCTAACAAGATTTAAAACTTTTCTAAAATCCCTTTTAATTAAAGCTTTTCTAGCTTTTTCTTCTCTTATAATTTTTCTATCTCTTTTTTCAATAGCTTCTAATAATTCTTCTTTAGTTCTTTTACCTTTAAGTTCCATTTTGATATTTAAAGATGATAAATTTTTCTTATGATTTACTTCTTTAACAAAAACTAATCTATCGTTTTCGTTTTCTTTATATACAACTATATCTTCATAGTCTGTATAAATAAATCTTCTTCCTTGTTTTTCGCTTTCAGTGAAATTTACTAATAATGTTGTCATATTGTAACCTCCTTTTGATTACACGCATATTTTAGCTCTTTGAATTGTCATTGTCAATAACATTTTCAAAATATTTTTAATTTTCTGATAATTTAATATAACAAAATAAAAGAGGGTAATAAAATTACCCTCAGTGCCAACATTTTGTCAACAATCAGCAAGTTAATAATGAATACATATAATGATAATAGAATATAATATATTAACTGTAACACTTATTATTTCAACACTTAGTTACACTTGAATACTCTTAGTTATTAATCTACTTAAATATAAAAGAAAAGTAAATTTAAGCCTTGGGATAAGTTAATTACTTATTTCGAGGCTGTATTACTGTTAAATTGTCTACCATTTGTCAACATTAAAAATTTTCAAAAACATCAACTGATTTTATACTTTCAGATGCTTTAATATGAGTATAAATATCTAATGTTGTTTGTATAGATGTATGACCTAATCTAGCTTGAACTTCTTTAACAGATACTCCATTCTTTATTAACAGTGTAGCATGAGTATGTCTTAAACAATGAAAGTGAAAATCTATATCCAATTCTCTAGCAACTGACATACTTTGGTGTCTTAAATTAATAACGCTTAATAATGTTAAATTATTTCTTGTACAAATGAATTTAGGAGCTTCCATATCTAATTTATTAGCGTTGTCTATTTGAACCTCTCTCCAGGCTTTTAATTCATTTATAAGCTTATCTCCAACTGCTATATCACGTACTGATCTTGGTGTCTTTGGATAATGTATATGAATTTGATTAAATGCCCATGTTTGAGTTTTACATACATGAATAGTTTTATTTTCAAAATCAACATCATCCCAAGTTAAACCTAATACTTCACCACCTCTCATACCAGTGAACCAACCAATAAGAAATGGTATTCTATAATAAGTTACTTTAGTATCAAATTTTTTTAATATCTTTTCAAATAAATCAGGTGTAACTATTAATGTATTTTTAAATTTTTCTGAATCTGAAGTTTTAATTCTAACTCTAGAGCACGGATTCTCTTTAATAACACACATTTGATATGCATAATTTAAAGCTCCATTTAAGATTCTTCTAACATTTCTAACAGTACTAGTAGCATAACCTTCATCAATTAACTCATTGAACCATTTATTTATTGCAAGTGGTGTTAAAGAAGCTAATCGATAATTACCAAACTGTCTTTTTATCTGTCTAATAACTGAGTTATAAGTTTCTTTAGTAGCTGGTTTATATCTTTTATCAATACAATCTTTATACCAAATATCTAACCAGTCACTAACTGACATCATTGTTTCATTATTAACTGTTCCACAACTGTCATATTCAGCTTTAGCTTTAGTTCCAGCTTCTAAACATTCTTTTTTAGTTCTAAATCCACCTTTTGATTTTCTTTTACGTTTTCCATCAACAGATGCTATTTCAAAACTATACTCCCATGTATTACCTCTCTTACGTGTTGATATTTGTGCCATTTTTATTAAAACCTCCTTAAAAGTAAGTGTTAGTAAGAGTTGGTAAGTGTTCGGTAAGGGTTAAAGTAAGTGTTTTTTATACGAACTCTTACCTTAAAAAAATGATATTTTTAGTCAATTTTTAGCCTTTTTAAGCCAAAAAAGTCCGATTTTTGATAAAAAAAGGTAAGTGGTAAGAGTTACTATTATATATTTCTTTATTATTTATATTATATATGTATTCATTATAATGATTTCCATAATTTAATAGTTTTATAAATAATATATAAAAGAAATTAACTATTAACACTTACCTCTTACCTTTTTGTTAAAAAAGCCCTAAAAATAGGTTTTTTTTAAGGTAAGGGTTTATCAAAATAACCCTTACCAATCCTTACCAACCCTTACCTAAGCATAAAGCTCACTTAGTAATTGGTTAGTGTTTTTGATTATTTTTAAGACAAACTCTTTTTGTTCCTTGGTTAAATCTTTTTTATTAATACTGACTTTGTTGGCTTTAATCATTTCTTCATATAGATTATCTAAAACTTTATCTACTTCTACAACAACAACTTGTTTAATTTTGGTTGATCTATCTTTACGTACTTTTTTAGGTTTGATAGCTCTTATATTTGACCTTTTTAAAACTTTATCTTTATCAGGATTTACATTGTCAAAATCCATTAATGAATCTATGGATATATTGAATATCTCACATAGCTTACAAAGTATCTCTAAGCTTGGCTGAGTGTAGCCGTTTTCATATCCAGCGATTGCACTTCTGGATACACCAACTAACTTAGCTAGCTCTGATTGACTATAACCCTTGAGTTTTCTTAGTTCTTGTAATTTTTTGTTGGTTTCCATATTTATCACCACCTTTCAAAAACCCAACTAATTTTTTCTAAATTGTTATTATTTTTGACAAATGTTATTGACAATGTCATTGTAAATGGTATAATAAAAGCTGTCAAGGGGTTATTGCAAATAACACGTGACAGTTAAAAAAACATATACAAGGAGGCACAATCATGAACACACAAAAGTATATAGTTGACTGCATATCTAATGATAACTATTTTGTTATCAAAAAATCAAATGGGGAGATTTTCGTAAACATTTCTAAGAGATGTAATACCCTTGAAAACATTAAACGTTTTCTAGGTATTTTACATATTGAAAAAATTATTCAATGAAAGGGGGTGAAAAGATGACAAAAGGCGTTAAATTAATGATTTCAAAACGTAAAGAAGCTGGAATAACTCAAGAAAAATTAGCTGATGAATTAGGTATTATCACTAGATCTACAATTGGCTCTATTGAAATTGGACTTATAAAGCCATCAATTAGAAGTGCCAAAGCTATTGCAAACTATTTAGGTTTTGACTGGACTTTATTTTTTGAGGAGGAATAGATGTTACTGTACACTGTTACTGAAGTAGCCAAAATGTTAAAAGTAAATCGTAACTTTGTTTATGATGAGATTAAAAAGGGAAACTTAGAAGCTGTTAAAATCGGCTCAATTAAAATTAGAGAAGACAAACTGGAGGAATATATTAATGACAAACAAAGAAATAGTTAAAGAATTAAATTATTTAGTTGAATTATGTAAGGATGGAATCACACATACTGTTTTACATAGTAACTTTTATAAAGATAGTGATATAAATTACTTTCATGGGTATTCTGAGGCTATGCGTACTCACATTGAGAATTTAAATACATTAATACAAAAAATTGAAACTGAATAATAGAAAGGTGGTGATATAAATGGTTAAGCTCATGAAGCACCAAGCTGAAGTACTTGAAGAATCTAAAGGTTTAACTAAGGTAGCTTACTATTATGATATGGGACTTGGAAAAACTTTTATTGGATCAGAGAAAGCAGTGAGCCTACACAAAAACATTTTGGTGATATGTCAGAAGTCTAAAGTTGATGACTGGGTAGACCATTTTACTGAACATTATGAGTTAGAAAATAACTTAATGATTTACGATTGTACTAAATGGGATAAAACTGATTGGTTAGCGTTCAGTAATGATCCAACTTCAAAGAATGATTTGCATAATAAATCGTTGTATGTATTTGTTATCAACTATGATTTAGTTTGGAGAAGACCTGAATTAGCCACTCTAACGGACTTTACACTCATGCTAGATGAATCATCCCTAATTCAAAATGACACTTCTAAACGCTCAAAATTCATACTTAAAAAGCTTAATCCAACCAACGTAATATTATTATCTGGAACACCAGTTGGTGGAAAGTATGAAAATCTATTATCTCAAATCCATTTACTTGGATGGAGTATTTCAAAACAGCTATTCCAAAGCCAATACTGTATATATGAATATACTGAAGATGGATTCCCTAAAATAGTTGGATATAAAAACGTTGAACGTTTAAAACGTAAATTAAGAGAATATGGATGTTTCTTTAAAAGAACGGATGAAGTTATAGACTTACCAGAACAAAGATTTATTACTAAAGCAATTAAAGAAACCAAACTTTATAAAAATTTTATGAAACACTCTTTAGTTGAAGTAGATGGTAAAGAGCTAGTCGGTGATACAACTCTTAATAAGTTATTATATGCGAGACAATTATCGAGTGCATATAATCCTGATAAAATTCAAGCCTTACAAGATTTAATTGAATCCACTCAAGATAGACTTATTATTTTTTACAACTTCGATATCGAGTTAGAAGCCATTAAAAGCGTTATACCTGAGGATAGACCAATATCCTATATCAATGGCAAGGTTAAGGATAAAACAGCTTATGAGAACGAATCTAACTCAATTACACTGTGTCAATATCAAAGTGGTTCAATGGGGCATAACTTACAAAAGTGCAACAAGATTATTTATTTTAGCCCAACTTTAAGTAGTGAGTTATTTGAGCAATCCAAGAAGAGAATTCATAGAATTGGAACTGTAGATAACTGCATCTACTATAAATTAATTAGTGGTATTGAATGGAGTATTTACAATACGTTGGAGGAAAGAAAAAATTACACAGAAGATTTATTTAAGGAGGAAATGAAAAATGAACATTAAATTTAAAAACGAGATGCACTATGGAAATGATAAAGTTGAAATTTTATCAATGGGAGACTATAAAGGAAAGACTTTTGTAATTTTAAATCTTAGAGGTTTGCACCCATGTGCATATGTTGAATCAAATATTAATTATTATGAAAATAATAATGGAGATGAACCAGCTCATGGTGGATTTACTTTTTATAATACATTATTACATTGGCTAAACAAGTTTCCTGAATACGAAGATATTTTATCTAAGAAATATGTTGGTTGGGATTATGGACATTATGATGATTATTCGCCTAATATAAATATTTATGGTATACAGAGGACAATAGATGAAATTTTAGATGATATTGAAGAAGTTATTGACTGGCTGGATGTTAAAGAAAATGACAAATAGAGAAGCTTTAGATAATTTATATAATCAAGTACCAAAAACTAAAAATGAAATTTTATATAATAAATTAAAAAGTACATTAGATTATTTAGAAAGATTAGAAAGTGCATATCATGCTTTATTTGAAAAATATAGAGAATTAGATATAAAGGTAAGTAAATATGAAAACATACGCTAGTAAAAACAATGCTATTGAAATATGGAACGATTATGAAGCTGGAGAAATACGTTTATTATCACTTCCAATGTTACCTAATGATATCCAGTATTATTTTCTTGATACAATGATTAAACAAGTCAGTTCCGTTATTTTATATGATATGATTAATCCAAAACGATCAAATCCATTTATTGGTGTATATTCAATTGGAGAAGATAACACTTTTTATTACGCTTTAATACATAAGTTAAAAATGTTTAATTTAGATGCAACTAAAATCTATTTTACAGTTATGGAAAATTCTCATACACTAATTTTATTAATTCGTTAAGGGGAAATTAATGGCTCAGGAGAAACGATTCGAGAATAAAGTAAAAGATTATTTAACAACTATTGGATGCTATAACTTTGGCACGCCTAATCAAGATATCACCTTACCTGTTACAGGTTACTGGGAGAAGCGTTGGGGTGGTGGACAGTTTGCTAAAGCTGGATTACCAGACCTACACATAGTTCTGCATGGTAACTCAATAGAAGCTGAACTTAAAGCACCCAATGGGAAACCATCTTTGTTGCAACTTAAGAATTTAGATCTAATTACTAAATCATCTATTGGATTTATATTAGTAGAAAAATATGAAACTAAACTAAAGTTAATCAATTGGATTAAAAACACTTATCCTGAATATAAACACATACCAGTTTGGGATTTTGAACAATTTAAAAGTTTGTGTGAAAAACTATTGACATTATAAATAACATTTTATATAATTAGTTTACAAAAGTTGATATTAATTTATATTAATTGATACTAGAAAGGAGAAAATATAGTGACAAATATAGTGACAAATAGGAGTGGATATTCCTAATATGCAATTCTCATATTCAAAAGTTGACTGCTATTCTAAGTGTAATTATCAATTCAAACTAAGATATATTGATAAGCTTAAAACTTATGATGATTATGATCCACAATCACCATTAATTCTAGGAACTGCCATTCATAAAGGTATTGAAACCAACCCAAAAGAAGCAATTCGAGAATATTACAACTCATATCCAGTAATTAGCGATAAACATATCGAAGAAGCTATTAAGCTGGAGTACTTAATTCCAAGAGTAAAACAAATCTTAGAAACAAATTATCCAAATGGAAAACACGAAGTAAAAATTGAAACACCAACGTTTGTTGGATATATTGACTATTTATATCCAGTTGGTAATGGAACATATGGAATAATTGACTTTAAATACTCAAACGCCATAGATAGATATATGGAATCTAAACAATTACACGTTTACAAATACTATTGTGAGAGAGTACTTAATATCAAAGTTTCACAACTTACATTCATGTTCTTGCCTAAAATTGCACCTAGACAAAAGAAAACTGAAACATTAAGCCAATTCAGAAAGCGTATTATTGAAACGCTCAATTCTAAATCAATTGAATGTAAAAATGTTCCGTATAATAAAGAACAATTACAATCATATCTAAATTTAACAAATCAAATTACAAATTCTAAAGAATATCCCAAAAACAAAACAAGATTGTGTGATTTTTGCGAGTTTAAAGAATTCTGTATAAATGGAGATTCATTGAACATAAAGGAGGAAATAAATATGAATTTACCAAGCACAAATCGAGTTGCCATTGCGCAAAGCAACTTTGTAAAATTATGGATTTATGGCGCACCATTTAGTGGAAAGACTACATTAGCTGATAAGTCCGATACACCACTTAACTTAAACAGTGATGGAAACGTTAAATACGTTACTATGCCACGTTTACCAATCAAGGATGAAGTAACTACTACTGGAAGAATTACAAAGCGTAAATACGCTTGGGAAGTATTTACTGAAGCTATCAGCGAGCTTGAAAAAGGCTCAGATTTTAAAACCATAGTAGTTGATTTACTAGAAGATGAATACGATTATTGCCGTGTATATATGTGTGATAAAAACGGATGGGAGCACGAAAGTGATGATTCATTCAAAGCTTACGATATAGTTCGTTCGGAGTTTTTAAGAACAATTAAGAGATTACTCAACTTACCTTATAATATCGTACTTATATCACATGAAGATACTTCAAGAGATATTATGACCAAGGATAAGAAGATCACTGCTATTACACCTAACTTACAAGAAAAGTTAAGAAATAAGATAGCTGGTATGGTTGACTTGGTTTGTAGAGTTGTTGTTGAAAGTGATGGAACTAGAAAGCTTACATTTAAACCAAATGAAGTAATCTTTGGCGGTGGTCGTTTACAAGGCGTTAAGACAACTGAATGTCCGCTTAATTGGGATTCATTAATGGGAGTTTATAAAGAAGCTCTAAACGCCCAAAAACCTAACACTGCTCATATGAATAAGGTTGAAGAGTTTAAAAAAGCTCATAGTGAACAACCAGGTAAAATTGTAAACTCAAGTACTTATGGCGAAATTAGAACTGAAGAGCCTAAAATTGAACCAAGACCAGAACCAACTGCTGAAGAAGTTCAAGCTCACAGTGAAGATACACCTGTTGAAGTAGCTACACCAGTTAGAAGAGTTAGAAGATCTAGGAGTGCTGAATAATGGACACCTACGATAGTTCAGATACATTATCAGTGGGAGATTATCCATCCCCTGATGATAATGCTCAAGAAATTAATGGTTATGTAACAATTAGATTTAAATTAGATAGTGAAATGTTCCCTGAAAAATGGACTACTGAAGATATAATTCAGTACATTAACGAAAATCCTACTGAGTTTACTGATGAAGTTGATGAAGTACTGGATATTGAGATTTAATTGTATGACTAAAAAATATTATATGGATGGATATCAAATGCGAGAAGCGTTTGAAAAATTTAAAAACAACGATGATATCAAGGAAGCTTTAAGAGAAGACTATCATATTTACTTAAGAGAAAATGGATATATGATTATAAAACCAGATAGTTTATTCCCAACACAAGATTGTATAAGGGGAAAATTCAAAATCCGTAAACCTCTAGTTTCTAAAAGAAAACTTGATAAAATAGAACAAAACTATTGCCTATATAGTAAAAATTAATGAAAAGGAGAAATTAAAATGGCAAACGAAAATATTTTTGAAAAATGGAATAAGTCAATCGACTTAAATGGATTAAAGGATGATATTAAAAGTGCATCTGAAAACACAGGTGGTAACTATGTTGAAGTACCAGCTAATGACACATATGAAGTTAAATTAACAAAAGCTGAAGTTAAAGCAACTAAGAATGGTGATCCAATGGCTACATTATGGTTCAAAGTTCAAGAAGGCGAATATAAAGGACAATTTATATTCATGAACCAAGTTATAACTCAAGGATTCCAACTTAATATAATGGATAAATTCTTAGAGTCTTTAGATACTGGAGTTGAAATTGGCTTTGAAGATTACGCCCAATACAATAATATGTTACTGGATGTTGCTGAAGCTTGTGATCAACAAAAATTATCTTATGCATTAAAGTACGGTGTTAATAACAAAGGCTATAATACATACGAAATAACTGATATATTTGAGGACTAATTTATGACACCAGAAGAAAGGTTATTAAAAGCTATCTTTGGTGAAAAGAGTTCAACTAAGAGAACCTTCAAAGATGAAAAAAAGCAAAAGGTTTATGAATATTACTGCATGACAGTTCCAGGATATGAATCAATCTGGAATATGATGGATGCAATTCCTAAAGAAGATATAGAACTTTATGAAGCAGATTTTAATAACGTTCAATCAAATTTACTTAAGGCTTACGATAGATATGGTTTATTGGAAATATACGCTAAAAGAATCTTAAGACTTAAAGAATTAAATATGCCAAAGGTTATCGAAGAGTATGAATATAGAATGTTCTTTGAAAAAGTAATTAAACTATTTGATTTTAAATTGACTGAAGAAGAAATCAAAGAAGTTCACGAACCTATTCTTCAAGAAGAATCTAAGGAGATTGTTGAAAAAGAAAACAAATAATTAAATTATAAGGGTTAGAATAACTCTAGCCCTTATTTATATAAAAATACAAACACAAGGAGTTTTTATCTTATGAATTTAAAAATTGAATATGTAAATATCAATGATTTAAAGAAATACCATAAAAATGCAAAAAAGCATCCTAAAGAACAAGTTAAAAGAATAGCAAACAGCATAAAAGAATTTGGGATGTGCGACCCAATAGGAGTTTGGGGAGAAGATAACTTAATAATTGAAGGTCATGGAAGATTAATGGCTTTAAAGAAATTGGGTTATAAAGAAGCCCCAATAATCAGATTGGATCATCTGAGTGAAGAACAAAGGAAAGCCTACACACTAGCTCACAATAAAAGTGCTGAGAGTGAATGGGACTTTGAAATATTAGCTGAAGAATTAAATTCTATTGTTGATATAGATATGATGGATTTTGGATTCGATTTGTCAATTGATGAAGAAGAACCAAAAGTGATAGAAGATGAAGTACCTGAAGTTCCAGAAGAACCCAAAGCTAAATACGGTGATATATACCAGCTAGGAAACCACCGTTTGATGTGTGGAGATAGTACGGATATTAATGATGTTGAGAAACTAATGAATGGTGAAAAATCACATATGGTATTTACTGACCCACCTTATTTAATGGGATTTGAAGGTAATGTTCATGGTGATGGAACTAAAAGCCATAATGCTAAGTTCGGTGCTATAAAAAATGATAAAATGAGTCGAGAAGATGGAGATAAATTCATACTAGATACATTTAATATGATAAAAAACTTTAATGAAGGGGCTTATTATGTTTGTTTTTATAGATTAGGACTAGATTATATATTTAGAGCTTTAGACACACTAGATAATCGATATAAAGCCTTAATAATATGGAACAAAGGAAATCACACTTTATCTAATAGTGATTATATGAGTAAATATGAACCTATTGTATATGGTTGGTTTAATGAACACAACTTTTATGGAGATAGAAGTAACTTTGATATCTGGGATATAAAAAGAACCAAAAAGAATGATTTACATCCTACTATGAAACCAGTTGAGCTTGTAGAAAAAGCCATGCTTAATAGTAGTAAAAAAGGTGATATAGTATTAGATTTATTCGGAGGTAGCGGTACAACTCTAATGGTAAGTGAACAATTAGACCGTAACGCTAGAATAATGGAATTAGATCCAAGATACGTTGATACTATAATAAATCGTTGGGAGAATATGACAGGAAGTAAAGGAGTATTGCTCAATGGGTAATAACAGAAAGGAGGACAAAACATTATGATATTTTATGACTTTGAAACTTTTGAGTATGATTGGTTAGTTGTGCTTAAAAATCCAGAAAACAAAACTACAACTAAAATACATAATGATATACATGTGTTATTAAACTATTATGAAAATAATAAAAATGATATATGGGTAGGTTACAACTCAAGGAGTTATGACCAATTCATATTAAAATCAATTCTATGTGGATTCAATCCTAAAAAAATGAACGATTGGATAATCTTTAAAGGCAAATCAGGTTGGCAATTCAATTCTATGATGAGAGAGTTCCCAGTATTAAATTATGATGTAATGACTACCATGCACTCACTTAAACAACTTGAGGGGTATATGGGCAATAACATCCATGAGACATCCGTTCCATTCGACATAAAAAGACCGCTCACAGCCACAGAAATAGAAGAGACGTTCAAATATTGTGAAGATGATGTTGATAACTTAATAGAGGTATTTATTGAGCGTATAAACGATTTTAATAGCGCTATGGACTTAATTAAAACATTTAATCTAAACATATCTAACATATCCAAAACAAAGGCTCAAATGAGTGCTTTAATCCTAGAATGTGAACCACAACAAAGAAATGATGAATGGGATATCTCAATAGTTCCAACGCTTAGATTAAACAAATATTCATATGTTAAAGATTGGTTCTTGAACAATAAAGGGGACTACACAAAGAATCTTGAAACTACTGTTGCTGGAGTTCCACATGTATTTGGTTGGGGTGGCTTACACGGTGCAAAAGAAAAATATCATGGCAAGGGTTTAATAATCCACGTTGATGTTACTTCTTACTATCCAAGTTTAATGATTAAATATAACTTATTAACTAGAAATTGTAAGCATCCTGAGAAGTTTAAGGAAATATATGATAAGCGTGTTCAACTTAAAAAAGAAGGTAAGAAGAAAGAACAAGCACCTTATAAAATCGTTTTAAACGGTACTTATGGTATCTGCAAAGATAAGTACAGTACAGCTTATGACCCAAGACAAGCTAATAACGTTTGTATTAATGGACAATTGCTATTACTTGATTTAATTGAGAAGTTAGAAGTTATTGATGGATTTGAACTTATACAATCTAACACTGATGGTTTAATCATTAGAATTCCTGATACTGATTATGCATTTAACCAGGTTGATGATATTTGCTATGAGTGGGAAAGTAGAACTGGCATGGGATTAGGATTTGATTATATTAAAGAAATATATCAAAAAGATGTAAACAATTATATATTTATAGATACCGACAACAAGCTAGAGCGTAAAGGTGCTTATGTTAAAGAAGCATCCAGGTTAGACAATGACTTACCAATATTGAATACAGCTTTAGTTAATTATATGGCTTATAATATCCCAGTAGAAAAAACTATTAATGAATGTACTGATTTAATACAGTTCCAAAAGATAGTTAGAGTATCTAGTAAATATAAATTAGGTGCTATTGGATATGGATTAAAAGAAAGTAACACTGTTAACAAATGTAAATACCAAGAACGGGGTACATGTTCAAAATTTGGTAAGTTATGTCCTTATAAATGCCCTAAACGAGCTAAATGTTTTGAAGCTGAATATACAATGGTTGAATCTAAACCTCATAAAGTTTTGGATGATAAAACATTTAGGGTATTCGCTTCCACTGATCCTGAAGATGGATACATTGGTAAGATGAAAGACTATGATGCTACACTGGAGAAATTCGCTAACACACCAGATCACATGTTTATCTTAAATGGAGATATTAAGAATACCAAAATCCCAAATAGATTAGATAAACAATATTACATAGATTTAGCTAAGAAAAGACTTAATGATTTTGGAGTAATAATATGATGAACTTAAAAGAATTCTACCGTGGATTTATTATCACCAAAGATAAAAAATCCACTATGAAGTTTAAAAATAATGAATTATTAACTTATGACCAAGTTAAAGACCTACCAGAATATGCTGGAGTTCTTAATGATAACACTGTATTAGTTGATATAGATGATAAATACGGCAAAATTAGAGGTAGAAAGATATCAGATGTATTACTTGATATAGTTGAAGATTTACAGCTTAATTGCCGTATCCATGAGTCAAGAGGGGGTATACATTTATTATTTAAAAATAATGAAGTGCATAAAAAATGTATTACTGATAAAACACTAGCTTGTGGAATACCTAGTGATATCAAAGTTGGTACAAGCTCATATGAAGTGCTTAAAATCGATAATAAGGAGCGTTTTGTCTTGTGGGATAAAGACCCGCAAGCCGAGTATGATACGTGTCCTAAGTGGCTTTCTTACGTTTCTAACAATGATTTTATTAATCTCAATGAAGGAGATGGAAGAAACCAAAAACTATTTAATTATATTCTTACATTACAATCTAATGGATTTACTAAAGAAGAAGCTAGAGAGTGTATAAGGATTATTAATAAGTATATTTTGGAAAAACCATTAAGCGATTCGGAGCTAGATACAATACTTAGAGATGGCGCTTTTGAGAAACCAATATTTTTTGATAAAACAACGTTTTTGTTTGACCGATTCGCTAGATACTTGCAAAGTGAGAAGCATATTTATAAAGTAAATGGTGCATTGCACATCTATAAAGATGGATATTATCAATTTGGATATGAAGAAATTCAAAAAGCTATGATTGAATTAATCCCTAACTTAAAAGACACTCAAAGAAAAGAAGTACTTAAGTATCTTGAGCTTATAGCACCAGTTAAAGAGGTAGCCAACGCTAACTATATAGCTTTCAATAATGGAATTTATAACATTGTTACAGATACTTTAGAGCCTTACACACCAGATATAGTTATAACAAATAAAATCCCACACGATTATAATCCAAGTGCTTATTCTGAACTTGCTGATAAAACTTTAAATAAGATAGCTTGCCAAGACAGCCAAGTCAGAGCTTTATTCGAGGAATATATCGGATATAACTTTTATAGGCGTAATGAGCTTGGTAAGGCGTTTATATTTACAGGTGATAAGTCTAACGGTAAATCAACATTCTTAAACGTTATGAACGCCATATTGGGTTATGAAAATACTTCAGCACTTGATATATCAGAGCTTAAAGATAGATTTAATACAGCCATGTTATGTGGCAAATTAGCTAATATTGGTGATGATATAGGAGATGAATTTTTAAGCGGTAGTACGGTTGCAATATTTAAAAAGTTAGTAACTGGAGATAGAGTAAAAGCTGAACGTAAGGGATTAGATCCATTCGAGTTTAACCCTTATACTAAGTTTACTTTCAGTGCTAATGAAATACCTAAGATGCGTGATAAAACAGGAGCAGTAATTAGAAGACTTGTAATAATTCCTTGTGATGCCAAGTTTACTAAGGATGACCCAGATTATAGACCGTTTATTAAGTATGAACTACTTGAAGAACAATGCTTGGAATACTTTATTAAAATTGGTATTGAGGGACTAAAGAGAGTTCTTGAACATAATGCTTTTACTGAATCAGATAAATGTGTTGAACAATTAAAAGATTATGAAATAGAGAATGATAACTTCTTACAATTTATTAATGGCTTAAATGCTGAAGACTTTGAAAACAAAACATCTCAAGAAGTTTATCTGAGATATACTAGTTCACTTACTAGTAGTCAGTCAGCCCTTAATAAGTTCAGCTTCAGTAAGAGATTATGCAAGGTGTTTGAACTCAAAACTACACAAAAGAAAATTGATGGAAAGGTATACAGTGTGTTTTTAAAATGAACTTATTAGAATATTAAATTGAAGAAAGGATATATCATGTTATGAAATATTTAGTTATTATGGCAACAATAATGCAATCTATAGAATTACTTTTTATTCTATACATATTTGTAAGACACTATTACTTTGACGATGATGTAGTCGCTATAGGTGGATTACAATTATTACCATCTATATTTTTTGAAATAGTATTTATTATGTTATGGAGTTATTTATAAAATGGATGATCACAACGTAAAACTGATTGATTTTATATCAACATTAGCTAATAGAATTCCTAATTCAAAGTGGGAAAAGGAAGAGCTTTTTAATTTAAAAACAGGTGAACATTTATTATTAAGAGACTACTATAAAAAGAAT